GATAGAGACGATGAACTCATGCCTAATATAGTTGGTTATTATTATACAATAAAGGAGGTACTGTAATGGATATTAAAGATGTGAAAGACCTACGTAATATCACACTAACAAAGGAAGAGTACGTGAAGCTGGGTCAGATCAATAAGTACTTACCACTACCACCTAAGAAGGTGATGATGCAGATGTGGGAGCATAGTGATGGGCATACCATGCTACAAAACTACGGGTACTATAGAGGACTTGAATCTGTAGATTTTGGGTATAGTTGGACAGCAGTAGGCGCACCATTTGAATTTGTATATCCAGAGGATGTGAAGTAATGGACAAGAAAAAACTAACTCATGAAGAGAATAAAATTAGATGGCGTACATCTTATCAGCAAGGGTTCAGTAAAGAAGGTGCTGCCTTATTGGCTAGGCCTTGGATAAAGCCTGAACCACCTGAACAGTTTTCTGACTATACACTAGCAAGTTTTATTAAATCATCAGAAGGGTGTGACAATGATTAACTTATTTAAAGATCTAAGCTATGCACTAAGCGGTGACATGTTTAATACTAGTGAACCCGCATCATTCACCATGACAGAGGGTGATCATGTTGCTCTGGTTAAGCGCTCTCACCGTCCAGAGTACGGGGCATGTACCATCTATACAATGTCTAATCAACATGTATGCCTCTATGATAATCACCCACAGTTCATATCATTCCATACAAGTGCTGAGCTATTTGAAGAGGATAATCTATGAGTAAGATGAAAGCAGAGCTTATTGATCGTATGGGAGATGACCTTACTGTAGTCAATAGTGCTAGGGTTAGCTTTCAAACAGTATCAGTAGAGCTGAAAGAGAGAGACAAGAAGTTAATTAAATACCTAGCAGCGCATGATCACTGGACACCCTTTGCACATGTTCAGTTGTCGTTCAGAGTTAAGGCTCCTATATTCATAGCCCGTCAGATGGTTAAACATCAGGTAGGTCTAGTGTGGAACGAGGTTAGTAGGCGCTATGTAGATAGTGAACCTGAGTTCTATTCTCCTACAGCGTGGCGTGGTAGACCAGACGGCAGTATCAAACAGGGAAGTGGTGGTATAGTTGATCTATCAAGCTGGCACGGTACAGAGTTAGGCGCTCTGTTAAGGCAGGAAGATGGTGATGATAGAGATACTTGGTCTTTAGATGGTGAGGTAGAAGAGATAGGAGCCTATGTACTAGAGCTATACAAGAAGCTTATAGCGGCAGGTGTTGCACCGGAACAAGCGCGTATAGTACTACCACAGTCTACTATGACTGAGTGGGTATGGTCGGGTAGTCTAGTTGCCTTTGCTCGTGTTGTTAAGCAGAGGATACATGAAGGCGCACAAGAAGAGGCTAAAGAACTAGCACTGCTTATTAAAGATGAGATAGATAATGTTACTGAACTAGAAACGAGCTGGCTTGCTTTACTTAAGTAACGTGGTAAACTTTATCAAAGACTTTAAAGGAGAAGTATAATGACAAGCGGTAACTCAGTCTTATTTTACGAGGCGGTTGATGATGCATGGGCTTATGCTTTTGTTATGAGTCTTGGTACACGTACACCTGAAGGAGCAGTGAAATTAAAGTTCATTAACTTTCTTAAAATGAGAATGGTTGAAGTGCAAGGAGAACTATCAACTGACCTAGACGATATAATTAGTTTTATCCCTGACTTCATAGAACATTTAGGAGGATCATAATGGAAGGCAGAACTTTGCGAGTATCTAAGAAAGATTTCTTTGCGTTCAAGTTACAACATGAGACACTGATGTACGTTGATAAAATACTTATCAAGCTACACGCTGTTGAAGCAGATGGTACTTATGTGATAAGCTTTGGTGAAGGTATCTCTGAAGATGCTTACAAATTATTTGACGAGTTCATGTTAAATAAAGAAGTAGAGTAAGAAGTAACGTAGCACAAACAACCTTTATAATTAAATTATTGGAGAACAAATGAAAAATATAGATGGAATACCACAGATCGTTGAAGGCATCGCTTACTATGCACATGTAGGTAAGCCTGTCGCTGACTATACTGAGAAGCAAACCCCCGGTGCTGGTAAGTACGGATGGGAAATTAACTTAGCTGTAAGTGACGATACTTATAACAAGTTTCAGAACGCTGGGTTTAATGTAGGTCTACGTCCTGCTGGTCGTACTAAGTACACTGAAGATAATGTGATTACTTTTTACAAGTATCACCTTAACTACAACGGTACTGAGAACCTTGCACCTATTGTGGTTGACTCAGAAAAGAATTCTTTTACTGATATGATTGGTAATGGTTCTAGAGTAGCAGTGCAGTGGTCGCCTATGTCCTACGCTAAAGGTAAGTACAAGCGTCCTATCGTTAACGCTGTTCAAGTCTTAGATCTTATCGAGACAGGCCCAGCTGTAGTAGAATTCACAGAAGATGAGGTGGCATTTTAATGGCTAAATATACTTATAAACTTAACGAAGATATCCATGATGCAGAGCTTTTCAGCCCTGAAGGTAAAGCAGCGTATGACTACGTTGCTGAAGTCGAGGCTGAGATACTGATGCTAAGGAAAAAGGTTGATATCCTTTCAGCTGCATCCAAGACGTTTCATGAGTTCATTCAAGAGAACATAGATGAGACATCCTTGTTACCTTTGGTAGAGGAAGAAGAAACAACAGAGGAATAAACTGATGGCATTCGTACTAACACATCAGCCGTGTACCGAGTGCAATAGCAGTGACGCTCTCTCAGTCAACGAGGATGGGAGCGCGTTTTGTTTTTCACATGGCGCATGGTTAAAAGACACAAACAATCCACACAAAAATGGAAGTTCACAGATGCAAGAAGTACCTAACCTAACCAATAGTACTACCACAGTCTACTATGGAAACAATCCACGAGAACCCGTATCATTCGCAGACGAAGGGCAGTACGCTGCTCTAAGTGATAGACAGATATCATTAGAGACTGCAAAGAAGTTCGGAGTTAAAGTAACCTTTGACCAAGCAGGAGATATCAAGAAGCATATCTATCCTTACTATGATAGCAACGAAGTTGTAGCAAACAAGACACGGTTTGTAGACAACAAGAGTTTCTTCTGGTCTGGTGAAAATAAGAAAGCACCTCTCTTCGGACAGAACTTATTTAAAGAAGGAGGTAAGTACATAACCATTACTGAAGGAGAGTGTGATGCAATGGCTGCTTACGAACTCCTTGGATCTAAGTGGCCTGTCGTTAGTATTAAGTCAGGCGCTCAGAGTGCAGAGAGAGATATCAAAGATAACCTTGAGTACATAGAGAGCTTTGAGAATGTTATCATTGCCTTTGACGCAGACACGCACGGCAGAGAAGCAGCACGTAAGGTAGCACGTATCCTCAAGCCTAGTAAGTCTAAGATACTCACCCTTCCTGAAGGTTTCAAAGACCCGAACGACATGCTAAAGGGTAACCAACATGCCCAGTTTGTTCGTTGCTTCTGGGACGCTAAGACCTATACACCTTCCGGTGTTATGAATGTTTCTGAGAACCGTGACAAGTATAAGAACAGAGAGAAGAAACCTTCTATCCCTTTCCCTTGGCAAGGATTGAACGATAAGCTAGAAGGTATGCATCAGGGTGAGCTTATTACTATAACGGGTGGTACTGGTCTTGGTAAATCATCTGTTACTAGAGAGCTAGAGCATTGGCTTATCAAGCAGACAGGAGATAACGTAGGAGTCATTGCTCTTGAAGAGGACTGGAGAAGAACGATTGACGGTATCTTATCTATCGAGGCTAATGCAAAGCTTCACATTGATAGGATCAGAGAGCAGTTTACTGATCAAGAGTTAGATGATTTCTTTGATGTTCTTTACGATGGCGAGAACAGGAACAGGGTATGGGTACATGCTCATCACGGAGCCAATGACATTGATGCAATCTTTAGCAAGCTCCGCTTTATGATAGTAGGCTGTGACTGTAAGTGGGTTGTTGTTGACCACCTTCACATGCTTGTATCAACCAGTGCTGACGGAGATGAGAGACGAACGATTGACGCTATCATGCACCGACTTAGAACCTTAGTAGCAGAGACAGGTGTATGTCTTATACTAGTGTCTCACTTACGTAGGATCGACGGTAACAAAGGACATGAGAACGGTATCGAGACAGGTCTTAATCATCTCAGAGGTAGTCAGTCTATCGCTCAGCTATCCGATTGTGTTCTTAGTTTGGAGCGTAACCAGCAGTCTACTGATGCTGTTGAAGCTTCTACCACCAAGGTACGCATACTCAAGTCTAGGTACACAGGAGACGTAGGACTAGCTACCCACTTGCTATATGATAATGACACGGGTAGGCTTGCTGAGATTGCAACAGATGACATCACTAATAACAGTGAAGAAGACGTAGTATTGGGGTTTGAATAATGAGCAGACTTGTATTCGACATAGAGACAGACGGGCTTGATGCAACAAAGATATGGTGTATTGTTGCTCAAGATGTAGATTCTAAAACAGTATATAGCTACGGGCCTAATCAATTAGATGAGGCATATGAACTGCTAGAGAATGCAGACTCTTTAGTAGGGCATAACATAATAGGGTTTGATATCCCTGTTGTAAGGCGTGTTATGAATAAGCCTACCTTTGCTACAGATAAGACTCTGATAGACACACTTGTTTTGTCGCGCCTCTTCAACCCTGTAAGAGATGGAGGGCATAGCCTAGCACAGTGGGGTCATGATCTTGGTTTCAATAAGATGGACTTCAAAGAGTTTGAGGCTTATACAGCAGAGATGCTGGAGTATTGCATAAGAGATGTAGAGCTTAACACTCAGGTATACTTTGCTTTAAGAGAGAAGAGTAAAGGCTTCTCACCTGACTCAGTTAAGCTAGAGCATGGTGTAGCAGGTATCATGAAAGAGCAGGAGTCTTACGGCTTTTACTTTGATGATCGTAAAGCAGAGATACTACTAGCAGAGATACGGGAACGTATGACAGTGGTTGAGAAAGAAACTAAAGAAGTATTCCTTCCTAAAGTTTTTAAACAGAAACTGTATCCACGCTTCACCAAGACAGGATCAATCTCTAAGCTTGCTGAGTCTGGTACTTCTTATGATCTTAGAAGAGAGTTCAAAGAGAAAGAAGCAGAAGCAATACCTGCTGTAAGGTTAACGGAAGAAGAGCATAGTCTTTTCTCTGAGAAGAACCATGATGTTCCTCTTCATATAACACGTACTACCTGTATCGAACTTAACCTTGGTTCACGTAAACAGATAGGCGAGTACCTACAGGACTTTGGTTGGGTTCCTACTGAGCTTACCCCTAATGGTAGACCTGTTATAAACGAGAAGACACTCAGCCTTATCAAAGACATCCCTCAAGCAGAGTTAATTAAAGAGTTCTTCCTGCTACAGAAGAGAGAAGGACAGATTAAATCATGGCTTGAGAAGCAAGCTGACGACAGTAGAGTACATGGGTTCGTCATACCTAATGGTACTATCACAGGGCGCATGTCTCACCGTAACCCTAACCTAGCGCAGGTTCCTAACTCAGGTTCTAAGTATGGTGAAGAGTGTCGATCTTGCTGGACTGTACCTCAAGGCAAGAAGCTGGTAGGTATAGATGCTTCAGGTCTAGAACTAAGAATGCTTGCTCACTATATGGACGACAAGGAGTATACTAATGAAATCCTTAACGGAGATATTCACACCACTAATCAAAAACTTGCAGGACTTGAATCAAGAAATCAGGCTAAGACATTCATCTATGCGCTTCTATACGGAGCAGGAGATGCTAAGCTTGGAGAAGTGGCTGGAGGAGGTAAGGCTGCTGGAGAGAGACTTAGAAAATCTTTCTTTGATAATCTTCCATCATTCGCAAAGCTTAAGAGAAGAGTTGAAGCAGCGTGTGAAAAAGGATATCTCAAAGGATTAGATGGACGTAAGCTTACAGTACGTAGTGAGCATAGTGCATTGAATACTCTGCTACAATCAGCAGGAGCTATAGTAATGAAGCAAGCTCTTGTTATACTAGATGAAAAGATAAAGCATTTAGATGCTCACTTCGTTGCTAATGTACATGACGAGTGGCAGATAGAGGTAAGAGAAGATCAGGCTGAAGAGGTTGGTAAGCTAGGAGTTCAGTCTATAATTGAAGCTGGTGAAGTTCTTAAACTAAGCTGCCCACTTGACGGGGAGCATAAGGTAGGAGAAAACTGGAGTGAAACACATTAATAAAGATAGCTTATGTTTTTGTAAGGAAGTAGAGAAATACCTCTCAATAAAATACGATTTAAAATTAAACAAATACGTACCTTCAGACCCCTCTGACGAATGGGAAGAATGGGAGGAGCATTATTTCGAGGGGAGTCCACCTTTTACTGTTAGTATAGGCAGTCATGATTGCTCTGTGACTACCCACTGGAGACACCCAAGTGAAACAGAGTTTGGAGACATTGATGATGTTTGTTATTACTGCGCCAAAGAAATTATAAAAAATAACCAGTAAACATAAGGGAAATAATTCTTATGAAACTCACTGATCAAGAAAAGCGTGAAAGACGAGCGGCTTACAGGGTTGCAAATAAAGAAAAAATAATGGCTTACAGGGCTGCAACTAAAGAAAAACGAAGGGCTTATAATAGGGCTTGGAGGGCGGCTAATCCCCGACTAAAGAGTGCTGAAACCAAAAGGTGGCGACTGAAGAACCCAGCCCGTGTAAGAGCAAACAAGGCCCAGCGTAGAGCCGCTCAATTACAACGGACTGTTTCATGGTCAAATAAAAAGCTGATTGAACAGGTATACAAACAAGCTAGAGCGTTGACTGTAGAGACAGGTGAACTTTACCATGTGGATCATATCATCCCTCTTAAAGGTAAGCTTGTATCAGGACTACATGTAGAAACAAACCTTCAAGCGATACCAGCAAAAGATAACTTAAGTAAATCAAACAAGTTCCAGCCGTTGACGGAGACAGAGTATGAAGCCAACTAAAATAACAAATGATAAACCTAAGCATGACTCAAGTAGGATAGGCGATCTAGCAGAGCATTACGCTATAACATGGTTGTGGGATAATGGATACCAAGTC